TCTCCTTGGGAAGCAGAGGCTTATAAGAAATCTAAAACTAAATATAAAGATAAAAAATACAATGTCTAAGAAATTTAAAGATACAAAGTTAGGTAAGTTTTTAGGTAAGACTGCTCCACATATATTAGATATAGCTGGAGACTTATTACCAGACGCAGGTGTTTTAGGTATTGTTAAAAACCTTGTAGAGAAAGACGAAAAGATTAGCCCAGAAGACAAAAAAGAAGCTTTAGCTCAAACTAAAGAAATGTATGAGTTAGAAGTAAAGGATAGAGAATCTGCTAGAAATAGAGAGGTTGAAGTTAAAAAGGCAGGTGGGAAAGATACTATGATGATGCTTACAGGTATCGTTGGGTTAGCTTCTTTCTTATTTATCATATACGCAGTAGTTTACGAGGAAGGAGTTTTACATAACGAACTCTTTGTACATTTAATGGGTATGGTTGAAGGTGTGGTAATTTCAAACATATTTGCCTACTATTATGGGACATCAGCAGAAAAATAATAAAAAATAAGTAATTATAAAAAGAGTAAGAATCAAATTTAATTTAATATGAATAGAATTACAGATGAAGAGCTAGAGCTTATCAGAGAGCAACAAACAAAAATTGCTCAAATTAAACAAGACATCGGAACACTAGAGCTTAGGAAGCACGAGGTTATGGTCGTAATGCTTGATGTAAATCAAGAAGTCGAAGAAACAAAAACCAAACTTGAAGAAAAGTATGGTCGTGTAAATATTAATCTTGACGATGGAAGTTACTCCGAGGTTGAAGATACAATTAAGGAATAATGAGTAATGTTATAAGAAAAATCAGCATAGGGTCTGATTACAAAAATGACGCTATGCACTACTCTGTTGGACAGCAGGTGTATGGTGGTCACGAAATATCTGATATTCTTTTCAATGAGAAAGATAACTCTTATAACATCTATATTCAAAAAGAAAAAGAAACATTGCCTTGGAAAAAGTTTAATTCTAATATGGCAATATCTGTTGAATATGACTTGCAGTATTAATGAAAAGTATTCACGATTTTATCGTAAAACCCATAGAGGGTCGATACAATAATACTGTTAAGGTTGACGATGTTGACCTCATTATAAATACAAGAATTGAGGAATTTAAAAGTGTAAGCAAGGTGGCAGAAGTTGTCGCTTTGCCTTTATCTATAAAAACTGACATTAAAGTTGGAGATAAAGTAGTAGTACACCATAACGTATTTAGAAGATTCTATGACATTAGAGGGAACGAAAAAAATAGTAGAAGCTTCATTAAAGAAGATATGTATGCTTGTTCACCTGAGCAAATATATATGTATGGAAAAAATAAGACTCATCTTAATTATTGTTTCGTAAAGCCAATACAAAGTGATAGTATATTTTCTTTAACAAAAGAAAAACCACTTATAGGTATTTTAAAGTATGGCAACAAAGGACTAACAAACTTAGGTATAAATGAGGGAGACCTTGTTTCATTTAGACCTGAATCTGAGTTTGAGTTTATTATAGATGGGGAATTATTATATTGTATGAAATTTATTAATATCGTTGGAAGCTATGAACGTAAAGGAGATGAAAGAGAGTATAATCCTAGCTGGGCAAAAAGCAGTTCTTGAACTTATTAAAGTTGCTGAAGAAGCTATCATAGACTCAGGGGATGACATAACAGCGGATAGATTAAAGAATGCAGCAGCAACTAAAAAACTTGCAATATTTGATGCATTTGAAATACTTCAACGTATACAAAATGAAGAAGATATACTAAACGAAAAACCTAAAGAAGAAACTAAAAAGAAAGAGTTTAGAGGGTTTGCTGAGGGAAGAGCTAATACTAAGTAATATGTACGAGCAAAGTTTATACAGAGTACTAGACAACCACATAAAACCATCAACACTAAATAAAAAGAATATATCTAAGTCTTGGAAGTACGGATACAATGAAGATTTTGATGTTGTTGTAATAAGTAAGACAGGTCAAATAGGTGAGATTTACGAGATACAAAACTTAAAAATTGCACTACCAAAAGAGTTTGATGTTAAAAAACTACCAGGAAATAAGTGGTCTAATATTGAGTATCCAAAAGAACTTAGTAGAATAAAAACAATATTTGACTGGGAAGAGTATCCAGAAGAATTTAAAGAAAAATGGTACGATTACATTGAAAAAGAATTTGAAAGAAGGGAAAACGGATTTTGGTTTAATAATAAGGGTGAGCCTACTTATATTACTGGCTCTCATTATATGTACTTGCAATGGTCAAAGATTGACGTTGGACACCCCGACTTTAGAGAATCAAATAGATTGTTCTACATATTTTGGGAAGCCTGCAAAGCTGACACAAGGTGCTTTGGAATGTGCTACCTTAAAAATAGACGGAGTGGATTCTCCTTTATGTCTTCGGGAGAAACAGTTAACCTTGCCACAATATCAGTTGACTCAAGATATGGGATACTATCAAAGTCAGGACCTGATGCAAAAAAGATGTTTACCGACAAAGTTGTACCAATCTCAGTCAACTACCCATTCTTCTTTAAACCTATACAAGATGGAATGGACAGACCCAAGACTGAACTTGCATATAGAGTACCAGCATCGAAATTTACGAGGAGGAAACTTGATTCTAACGAAAAGCAAGAAGATATCAAAGGGTTGGATACTACTATTGATTGGAAGAATACAGGCGACAACTCCTATGATGGAGAAAAATTAAAGTTACTTGTACACGATGAGTCTGGTAAGTGGGAGAAACCTAACAACATACTTAATAACTGGAGGGTAACAAAAACTTGTCTTAGGTTAGGTAGCAGGATAATAGGTAAGTGTATGATGGGTTCAACATCAAATGCTTTAGATAAGGGAGGAGATAATTTTAAAAAGTTATACTATGCATCAGACGTTACGAACAGAAATAGCAATGGACAGACTGCTTCAGGACTATATTCTTTGTTCATACCTATGGAATGGAACTACGAGGGATACATTGATTCTTATGGATTACCTGTATTCGATAAGCCAGAGAAACCAATTAAAGACACATACGGAAATTTAATTAGTAAAGGGGTAATAGATTATTGGGAGAATGAAGTAGAAGGTCTTAAAAACGACCAAGATGGATTAAATGAATTTTATAGACAGTTCCCTAGAACGGAACAGCACGCATTTAGAGATGAAGCAAAGGAGTCTATATTTAATTTGGAAAAGATATATCAACAGATAGACCACAACGAAGGGATGAAGTCTAGTTCATTAATAACTAGAGGAAACTTTCAATGGGAGAATGGGATTCAAGATACAAGAGTAATGTTTATGCCAAACCCAAAGGGTAGGTTTTATATAACTTGGATTCCTCCTGTATCTTTACAAAACAGAGTTATCTCTAAAGGTGGAACAAATTACCCAGGTAATGAGCATTTAGGAGCTTTTGGATGTGACCCATATGACATATCGGGAACAGTAGATAAGAGAGGTTCTAATGGTTCTCTTCACGGACTAACTAAGTTTAGTATGGAAGATGCTCCAAGTAACCACTTCTTTTTAGAGTACATTGCAAGACCTCAAACAGCAGAGATATTTTTTGAGGATGTATTAATGGCTTGTGTATTTTACGGTATGCCAATACTAGCAGAAAATAACAAACCAAGGTTATTGTATCACTTTAAGAACAGAGGGTATAGAGGATACTCAATGAATAGACCTGATAAAAAGTATACAAGACTATCAGTAACAGAAAGAGAAATTGGGGGATTACCTAACTCTAGTGAAGATATAAAGCAAGCTCACGCTGCTGCAATAGAAACATATATTGAGGAACTTGTAGGAATTTTAGGAGATGATGAGATGGGAGATGTTTATTTTCAAAGAACATTAGAAGATTGGGCAAGGTTTAATATAAACAACAGGACATCTCACGATGCTTCTATAAGTTCAGGATTAGCCATTATGGCTTGTAACAGAAATCGTTACGCACCAGTAAATAAAGTAGTAAGAAAAAACATAAGTCTAGGGTTTAAAAAATATGACAACTCTGGAAGTTATTCAAAAATAAGAAACTAAATGAATGTAGTTGCAAATCCAAATAGCGTATTTCCTAGCCAGGTTGTTACTAACGCTGAGAAAGATAGTCCAGAATATGGAAGGCAAGTTGCTCAAGCTGTGGAGTCTGAGTGGTTTAATCAAGGAGGGTATGGAAATAGATTTGCTACAAATTATAATCACTTTCATAGTTTAAGATTATACGCTAGAGGTGAGCAACCTGTGCAAAAATATAAAGATGAACTTGCTATAAATGGAGACCTTTCTTATCTAAACTTAGACTGGAAACCAGTACCTGTAATTTCAAAGTTTGTAGATATAGTTGCAAACGGAATAACAGAAAAAAAATATGAAATTAGTGCTTATGCACAAGACCCCGAATCAGCAAAGAAAAGAACTGACTACGCTTCTGCTTTAATGCAAGATATGGCGGCAAAAGAGCAACTATTAAAACTTAAAGAAAATTTAGGTATAGATGCCTTCAATACCAGCAATCCAGAAGAATTACCTCAATCTAAAGAAGAGTTATCTCTTCATATGCAATTAGACTATAAACAATCAATAGAGATAGCGGAAGAAGAAGTCATAAATCAAGTGCTTGCAAAAAACAAGTTTGATGAAATAAGAAAAAGATTTAATTACGACCTAACCATTCTTGGTATAGGTGCTGTCAAAACAAATTGGAATAAAGCTAATGGGGTAAAGGTAGAGTACTGCGACCCTGCAAATTTAGTTTATTCATACACTGAAGACCCTAACTTTGAAGATATATATTATATTGGAGAAGTTAAAGCTGTTACAATACCAGAACTTAAAAAACAATTTCCAAATATACCTCAAGAGGAATTAAAAAGAATTGAAGATATGCCAGGCAATAGAGAGTACTTGACTGGGTGGAAAGGGTATGACGAAAATACAGTGCAAGTTTTATACTTTGAGTACAAGACTTACAACAACCAAGTATTTAAAATAAAGACAGGACCAAACGGGTTAGAAAAAGTTATACAAAAATCAGATGACTTTAACCCACCTGAAAATGATACATTTAAAAAAGTATCAAGGAGTATAGAGGTTCTTTACAGTGGTGCTAAAATTCTTGGAACAAATACAATGTTGAAGTGGGAACTGTCTGAAAATATGACAAGACCATACGCAGATACTACTAAGGTAGAAATGAACTATGTTCTGTGTGCACCAAGAATGTATAATGGAAGGATTGAATCTGTTGTAAGTAAGATTACAGGATTTGCTGATATGATTCAAATAACACACTTGAAACTACAGCAAGTTATGACAAGGATGGTCCCTGATGGAGTATTCTTAGATGTGGACGGGTTGGCAGAGGTTGACTTAGGAAACGGAACTAGCTACAATCCAGCAGAAGCTCTTAATATGTACTTTCAAACAGGTAGTGTATTAGGTAGGTCAATGACACAAGATGGAGAAATGAATAGAGGTAAGGTTCCAATCCAAGAGCTTACAAGCTCAAGTGGTGGAGCTAAGATACAGTCATTAATCCAAACGTATCAGTACTACTTACAAATGATAAGAGACGTTACAGGATTGAACGAGGCAAGAGATGGTTCTGCTCCATCTAAGGATGCACTTGTAGGGCTTCAAAAAATGGCCGCTAATCAATCTAATGTAGCAACTAGACACATATTACAAGCAAGTTGTTATTTAACTCTTAGAGCTTGTGAAAATATATCTATGAGAATTGCTGATTCATTGCAGTTTGCATTAACATCTAACTCTCTTATAAATAGTATTACTAATTTTAATGTGGAAACATTAAAAGAAGTAGCTAATTTAAATTTACACGACTTTGGAATATTTTTTGAGTTAGAGCCTGATGATGAAGAAAAAGCACAGTTAGAACAAAACATACAAATTTCTTTGCAATCTGGAGGAATAAATCTTGAAGATGCTATTGATATAAGGAGAATAAAAAATCTTCAACTTGCAAATGAAATGCTTAAGGATAGAACAAAAAAGAAAATTCAACAAGCACAACAAGCACAGCAAGCAAATATACAAGCTCAAAGTCAAGCTAACGCACAAGCATCTGAAGCTGCTGCAATGGCTGAAACTCAAAAGCAACAAGTAATAACAGCAGAAAAAATTAGTATTGAGCAAGCTAAATCTCAGTTTGAAATAGAAAGAATGCAAGCAGAGGCCGAAATAAAAAGAGGTCTTATGGCTGAAGAGTTTAACTTTAATATGCAACTAGCTCAGATTAGAGCAAATGCTGAATTGTCAAAGGAACAAAATATTGAAGATAGAAAAGATAAAAGAGTAAAGATACAAGGAACTCAGCAATCTGAGTTAATTGACCAAAGAAAAAATAACCTATTACCGAAAAACTTTGAAAGTTTAGGTAATGATGTTATGGGGGGGATTGGTTTAGGACAATTTGACCCAAAGTAAATAGAATTTTTTAATTTATATTATATTATATTATGTCAGAAGAAGTAAAACAAGAAGGTGACTTTAAAATAAAGAGTAAACCTAAAATGAAAAAGTTAGGTAAAACCCCTGAAGTTTCTAAAGTAAATTTATCTACAGATAAAAAAGTTGAAGAAGAACCTACTAAGGTTAACTTAAACCAAGACAATGCCAATAAAGAGCAAGAAACAACAACAGTGGTTGCAGATAAACCAACCGAAACTGTACAAGAAGTGGATACAGAAGTATCATCAGGGGAAGGCTCCATTCAAGATGAAGGGGTTATTACTATCCAAGAAATAAAAGAAGAAGAAGAAGAAGAGATTCAGAGTGTTTCAAAAGAAATGTCAGAGGCTGTTAGAGACTCAAACATTACTGGAAAGCCACTACCTGAAAATGTTGAGAAGCTAGTTTCTTTTATGGAAGAAACAGGTGGTACTGTAGAAGATTATGTTAGATTAAATGCTGACTACAGCACAGTAGACAATAACACATTATTAAAAGAGTATTACAAAAAAAGCAAACCGCATCTTGATGATGACGAGATTAATTTCCTTTTAGAAGATAAATTTTCGTATGACGAAGACTTAGATGAAGAAAGAGATATACGCAAGAAAAAGCTTGCGTTCAAAGAAGAGGTTCAAGAAGCCAAAAACTTTTTAGAAGACTTAAAGGGTAAATATTACGATGAGATTAAGTTAAGACCAGGCGTAACCCAAGAGCAACAAAAAGCAATGGAATTCTTTAACCGATACAACGAAGAGAAAAGCTTAAATAGCCAAAAGCACGACAGGTTTAAAAAAGCTACATCTGAAATGTTCAACAACGATTTCAAAGGTTTTGATTTTAATATTGGTGACAAAAAATTCAGGTATGGCGTTAATAACCCAACTAGTCTTGCTGAAAAACAATCTGAACTTTCTAACATAATCGGGAAGTTCCTGAATGACAAGGGAGAAGTTTCAGACCATAAAGGCTATCATAAAGCGATGTATGCTGCGTCTAACGTAGACAAGATTGCAAGTCACTTTTATGAGCAAGGTAAAGCCGATGCTGTTAAGGAGGTTGTGAATGGTTCTAAGAATCTATCAGACAAACCAAGGCAAACTTCTGGTGATAGCGTGTTTATAAATGGACTTAGAATTAAGGCTATAAGCGGAGTGGACTCTTCAAAATTAAAAATAAAAAAATAAACTTTAAAAATTAAAAAAAAAATGGGACAATTTGGAACTAACGACCCTTTAGGTGTATTTGACCTAAAACCAATGCCAACTAAATCTTTATTGGCATCTAATTACATTGATTTCACTAGCGATACAGGTGGAAACTTTGCACAACAATACCTACCAGAACTTTACGAAGCTGAGGTAGAGAGATACGGAAACAGAACTCTATCAGGATTCTTAAGAATGGTTGGTGCAGAAATGCCAATGACTTCTGACCAAGTTGTATGGTCTGAACAAAATAGATTGCATATTGGATACGAGACTTCAGGAGCTGCTAATACTGCTGAATCTGTTACAGTTGGAGTTGTTGCCGATGGTAGAATTACTTTAGGTTCAGGTCATAATATGGCAATTAGAAAAGGAAACACAGTTGTTATTGAAGGTGTTACTGGAACTGGAGTAGGAGTTACAATTAAAGGTTATGTTTCGGCAATAAACCCTGATGGCGACAATGCTAAAGAATTTACAGTATTACCTTATACTGCTTCTAATTTAGGCACTGCTGGATTTGCATTAAACGACACAATAAACATATTTGTTTATGGTTCTGAGTTTGCTAAAGGTCAATTTGGGATGGATGGTTCTTTAGAGGCTTCATTTACACAGTACAGCAACAAGCCAATTATCATTAAGGATAACTACGAAATTAATGGTTCTGATGCTGCACAAATTGGATGGGTTGAAGTTGCTGCTGAAGATGGAACAAATGGATATTTGTGGTACTTGAAGTCTGAAGGGGAAACAAGATTACGTTTTCAAGATTACTTAGAAATGGCAATGGTTGAAGGAGAGTTAGCTGTTGCTACTTCTGCTGTTCCTGCTGCTTTGTCAACTGCTGGAGTTTCTAGTGCTGGTACTGAAGGTCTTTTTGCTGCAATTACTGCAAGAGGAAATGTATACCAAAACTATGCTAATGGAACTGGAACTTCTGGAGCTGGACAAAGAAGTGCTTTGCAAGACTTTGACAACATTCTTGAAAACCTTGACAAGCAAGGAGCTATTGAGGAAAATATGTTATTTTTAGACAGAGCTACAACTCTTGATTTTGATGATATGTTAGCTGCTCAGAACTCTTATGGTGCTGGTGGTACTTCTTATGGTGTTTTTGAGAACTCTGAAGAAATGGCGTTAAACTTAGGATTTAGCGGATTTAGAAGAGGTTCTTACGACTTCTATAAGACTGACTGGAAATACTTAAACGATGCTTCAACTCGTGGGTTGATTGATAACGTAGAAGGTGTTATGGTTCCTGCTGGAACAAGTACAGTGTATGACCAAATGTTAGGAACTAACATCAGACGACCATTCTTGCACGTTAGATACAGAGCTTCTGAAGCTGACGACAGAAGAATGAAGTCTTGGATTACTGGTTCTGTAGGTGGTGCTTATACTTCTGCTGAAGATGTAATGAGAGTTAACTTCTTATCTGAAAGATGTTTAGTTACTCAAGCTGCTAACAACTTTGTATTATTTACAAAGACTGCGTAACAGCAATCATTTATTGTAATGTTACCCTCGTTTTTTAGACGGGGGTAACTATTACTCTTATTATTATTTTTTATATTATATTATATTTTATTATGGCAAAAAAAGAAAAAACAAATTCTACTGCAAAGTGGGAAATTAAAGATAGACTTTACTATCTAAAAAATAACGTATCGCCTTTAACTTTAACATTGGCATCTAAGCACTCTCAAAGACATCCACTAATGTACTTTGACCCAGAACTAGGATACGAAAGAGAACTTAGGTACGCAACAAATCAACTATCCCCATTTGTAGATGAACAAAATGGGCCTGTAACATTGGCTCATATTGTTTTTAAAAATGGAGTGTTAATGGTTCCTAAAGAAAAACAAAACTTACAAAAACTTTTGTCTCTATACCATCCTTTAAGAAACAAGATGTATGCAGAGCAAGACCAAGTTGCTGAAGCAGTAAACGAGTTAGAGGATATTGAGCTTGAAATTGAAGCTTTAAATTTAGCACTACAATTAGAGGTTGACCACGCAGAGGCAATACTAAGAACCGAGCTTGGTAGTGCTGTGTCTAAAATGACAAGCAAAGAGTTAAAAAGAGACTTAATGCTACTTGCTAAAAACAATCCAGCATTATTTATTAGTCTTGCAAACGATGAAAATGTTGAACTTAGAAGCTTTGGGATTAAAGCAACAGAAGCTGGTATTATAAAGTTATCGTCTGACCAGAAGACATTTGCTTGGTCTGTTAATGGCAAGAAGTTAATGGAAGTACCATTTGACGAACACCCATACTCAGCATTAGCTAGTTGGTTTAAAACTGACGAGGGTATGCTAGTATACAAAAGTATAGAGAAAAAATTCTCTTAATATGTAACTATATTTACAGGGGTAGGTCAACTTCGGTTGGCCTATTTTTGTAAATAAAACAAAATATTAATATGGCAATAAATATAGATACGGTATATAAGACTGTATTATTAATACTTAACAAAGAGGAAAGGGGATATGTTACTCCAGATGAGTTTAATAGAATATCTAACCAAGTTCAATTAGAAATTTTTGAGCAGTACTGTGATGACTTAAACCAACAGTTAAGGGTTCCTCAAAGTGATACAGATTACGCAGACAGGATTGCCAATATTGATGAAAAGATTTCAATATTTAAAACATTTAGTGGTACAACGTATAATGCAAATGTTCCATCTGATATATACTTTGAATTAAAAGAAGCAGGTAAGGACTTACCAATTTACAGACTAGGGGCTGTAACATACAAAGACGAAGTTGAACTACAAAGACTTCAAAGAATGGAGTTCTACAACATCCAAAAATCTCCTCTAACAAAATCTACAGAATCATTTCCAACATACTTACTTGAGAATAATAGGCTTTATGTAAAGCCAAGTACAATAACATCTTCAATAGGTGTTAGCTACTTAAGAATACCTTCTGAACCTAGATGGGGGTACTCTGTTGGTAGTGTTGGACAATACATATACGACAGTAATGTATACAACGTAACATCTGTAAATACAGGGCCTAACTCATTAACAAATAGTGTAATTAGTTCTGTTACAAATTATCCTATAGACGGAACTTATAGAGGAATTGTTAATGACCCTTTGTACCCTGAGTGGAACTCTTTTGGTCCAGGTTCTGGGTTAGATATTTCAATTACAATATTAAACGGAGTTGTTTCAAGTGTTGGTGTTAACGCTCCAGGAATAAACTATCTTCCATCAGGAGGTCAACAAATAACTGTAGATGAAAGTGTTTTTGGAACACCTTTAGCTAGTGGTCCTGTTGAAATTCTTTTACAGGCATCAGACTTTAATGGTAACAGCACATATGGTTCCACTCAAATTGAACTTGATGTATCTGAGCAGACTAACTTTATACTTAGAACATTATTTTACTTTGGTGTTGTAATAAAAGACCCACAGATTGTGCAGGTTGCTGCAAGCCAAGTACAGAGAGATGAAATAAACGAAAAAAGCTAATAAGATATGCCAAATCCAAATGGTGGTTTAATCACCGAAACTAATGCACAATACTACGCTGGACAGCAGGCTTTTACTGGAGATGCAGTCAACAGAATTTTTATATGCACATTTAACACTGATTTAGTTGCAACGGTAGCAGGTGTTTCTAATACAAACTTTTCTGTAACAGTTAATGGAATAATTGTAACTAACTATACCTTATCTGCAACAAATACAATTACATTCGATGTAGCACCTATTAACGATGCCGCAGTTGTTGTAAGTCTTATTGAAACAGCAAAAGAAGGGAACTACGGAGGTTATCAGTACACATCGTTAAATGATGTCATAAATAACTTTATCGTTGCTTACGTTGGAGCAGGGAAGCTTATACCAAGTGCTAAAAGAACTGACATAATATTTCACGCAAAACGTGGAATGCAAGAGTTTAGTTACGACACACTAAAAAGTATTAAGTCACAAGAGCTAACTATATCGCCAAGTCTAACAGCAGTTATACCACAAGACTATGTGAACTACGTTAGGCTATCTTGGATTGATGACTTAGGTGTAAAAAGAATCATATACCCAAATACAAACCTTACAATAAATCCAGCAGAAGCTCCTGAACAAGACTCAACAAGTGAAATTGTTCAAGATAATCTTGGGGAGAATGTAAACACAGACCCATCTCAAACGGTGGAAAGATGGAGAGCAGCAGACACTAAAAAAGTAACTGGGCTATACACTGAAGAGTCTATAAATGCAGGATACAATGTTGACGATATGTACGCTAACAGTTTATATTGGGGAGGAGCATACGGACAAAGATATGGAGCAGACCCTGTACTAACTCAAAATAACGGATGGTTTGGAATTGATGAGGTAAGAGGAGTGTTTACTTTCTCAAGCAATTTAAAAGGCCGTATAATCGTCATAGAGTACATCTCAGACGGTTTAGCGTATGACTTGGATACTAGAGTCCCGAAGATGATAGAAGACGCTATGTATGCCCATATAAGCCACGCAATTATTTCTACAAGAATTAACCAACCTGAGTACATCGTTAATAGATTAAAAAGAGAGAGGAGTGCAAAGTTAAGAAACGCTAAGATAAGGTTATCTAACATTAAAATTGGTGAGCTTACGCAGCTTATGAGAGGTAAATCTAAGTGGATAAAATAATATAATATGCCAGAAGTTAAAAATATATTTGTCGGGGCTAAGATGAACAAAGACCTTAACCCAAGGATGATTTCAAACCAAGAGTACATAGACGCAAGAAATGCGGCAATAATAAATTCTGAGGGTAGTGACTCTGGTTTATTACAAAATGTTAGTGGTAATGTTTTGCTAACTGACTTCGGATTAACAGGTGTTAATTTAGAAATAATTGGTTTTTATATAGATAGTACAAACAATAGAATTTTTGCTTTTATAACTGACTGGAACGACACATCTTCTGATGGACTTTCTCACTACGCTCCATCAACATCAAGTCACTACATTTGTTTGTATGACCTTAACTCTGCTCAGGGAACTGTTTTGGTTAGTGGAAGTTTTTTAAACTTTGCAAAAAATAAAAGAATACTTGGTATTAACTTGCTAGAAGACTTACTGTTTTTTACAGACGACAGAAATCAACCAAGAAAAATAAATGTAAAAACCGCTATTGAAAATGCTAACGCAAGGGCTGGTGGTTCTACTTATGTTTACTACTCAAAAGAAGAAGACATATCTGTGTCTAGGTATTACCCTTGGAAGCCAATTAGTTTTTTAAAGAATGAAGAAACAGAAGTTCCTTATGCATTGCAAGTAAACTCACGTTTAGAAATAATTGATACAGTTAATGTCGTTGGAGCTAGTAGTTCAGGATACGAAGTAACCTCATATGATACAAGTGGCTCTGGAAGTGGGGCTACTTTGAAAGTTTTTTTTACTAATGACTTTGTTAGTAGCGTTATCGTAATTGACTCTGGAGGTCAAGGGTTTAACGAAGGAGATACGATAACTATATCAGCTATTCCAACTCTTGTATTAGATAATCCTATTGTATTAAAGGTTTCAAAAGATAACATTAAAAAAGAATCAACTCTTAAAGATGTTACATCTAAAAACCTTCCAGGAGCTGCTACGGTTACGGTTGCTACTAAAATAAGTAACACTCAGTTTACGGTTGCATCTGCTATTAGTGGTAATTGGGTAGGTGCAACAATATCAGCAGTTCAGCCGCCACCAAACTCTCAGGAAAGATTTAATGCTTTATCAGGTATAACTATAACTGACGTATCTATTGATGGCCTTACAATAACTCATACGGAAATATCTGAAATTCAACAAGATGACATAGTCACTCTTGGTGCAAATCCTTATTATAGTAATACATTTAATGGGGACTCTAATTTTTTATCTGACAAGTTTATAAGATTTAGCTACAGATTTAAGTATGACAACAACGAATACTCTTTATCTGCACCGTTCTCTCAGATTGCATTTATACCAAATCAAGATGGGTATTTTTTAGAAGATTCAGTTCCATCTAACATAAATGATGATGACGCAAATTCAGACGAAAACAATGCAGTAAAAAGCACTATCATTAGTTTTTTTGAAAATAAAATAAATCAAGCTGAGTTAATTATACCACTACCAGAAGATATACCTAATGGAGAATCTTTAGTTGACATCTTAAAAGTTCAAGAAATAGATATACTTTATAAAGAGTCAGACAAAACATCTATTCAAGTATTAGATACTATATCTAACTCAGATTTAAGGTTAGAGGACTCTGATACTATTTCATATAAATACTCTTCTCAGTCACCTGTAAAGACGCTACCAACAAACGATTCTACTAGGGCTTCTGACAAAACTCCTATTAGAGCTAAAACCCAAGAGGTGACTGGTAATAGAGTAATTTATGGTAACTACTTAGTTAGGACTGCAAGGCCAAACTCAATAAACTATATTGCTACAACTAGCGAAAAAAATAAATTAGGTAACTTTAATTCTTTTAGTGAACTAGAGTACCCAAATAGTGTGTTAAAACAAAACAGGTCTTATAAGGTAGGTATTGTTTTAGCTGATAAGTTTGGAAGACAATCTGATGTTATTACGTCTAAAAATTCTACTGTGTATTGTGAGTATAGAAATACTCCAGGAGACTTTATAACTGATTCTGCAACTGAAAAAAGTATTTACAGAGGAAGCTCTTTAAAGGTAGACTTTATATCTAAAATACCAGAGTTGTTAGATGTCCCAGGATATGCAGGGTTATATAGTGAAACAAATCCTTTGGGTTGGTATACATACAAGGTTGTTGTCCAACAAAAAGAACAAGACTACTACAATGTTTTTTTACCAACAATATTAAATAATTACCCTCAAGAAAATGCAGGAAAACAACTTGACCCTCCTAATCCAACACCAGTTACACCAGTACCTACAAAATCACAAAGCACTGCATTTATAACTTTATTTTCAGACAACATAAATAAGGTTCCAAGAGATTTAAAAGAAGTGGGGGCACAAGACTTGCAGTTTTCAAGTTCAGTAAATTTATTTGGCAGGGTTTATAACAATGAGTGGGATGGAACAGAACCAACATCTAAGCAGTTTATCCCAAATACAACTCCTGATAAAGTTACATTAATAGGAACTAGGAATGAAATTGGGTTAGATAAAATGGTAGATGGAGAGCCATACACCGTTTCTCCATTTTATAGCATTCCTTCTCCATCAGGAGGCCCTGTATTATCAACACAAACAGGTGCAAACCCATACATTGGAGAGGTGTCAACGCAAAAATTAATAGGAGCAACTGGAGGAGATAACGTTGGGCCTGATTTAACAAATAATTCTCAAGTTTCTTTTAATTTAACAAGGCTTAATGTTTACGAAACGGCTCCAGTAGAATCTAATTTAGATATATTTTACGAGACAGGAACGTCAGGATTAATATCTGAACTAAATCAATCAATAGAAACAGCTGTAACTGAGTTGATTCCAGCATCCATAGATGGGTGGTCTTTTAATTTAACCGAATCAACAGCCCCTAGCACAATTATAAGTTTAAACTCTTTTGATATATTAACTAATCAAGGGTTATCTTTATCTCAAAAAGCTTTAGACTCAACTATAACTTTAACAGGTAAGATTGTTGATGTTGTTAACGGTGTTAATGAATCTGTTGTTGATAATAAACTTTTTATACTAAAGCAAACTGCTAACAAAAAATTTCAAATAGAAACTGGACCAAACGCAAACTTTGTATACAAAAGCAATAGTTATCAGGTTGATAATTGGAAATTTGTTTTTGAGTTTACAACAACAGATATTGCAACTGGATTAGTTACTAGCCAAAGAATAATACAAGATTATGGTTCAAGTAGGTTACAAAATGTTTTTCCTAAACTTGTATCTCCAGTGACAACTATTGATTTCTCCTATTATGATTGGACTTATGCAGAGAAGTTTTTTGGAGGCTTTAGAAGTAGGGAGTGGAAAAACCCTCTAGGACAATACGAATATAGGTTAGGTCATCAAATATATACAACAAAACTTTCTAGCTTTGTTGCTTTTAATGAAACTATAGGTGTTCTTGACTTTAGAAATGGAGCATTAAGTCCTCTTTTGGACAAAGAAGGAATGTCATATGTGATAGAGAATGTTTTATACTGGGATGAATGGATTATTCCCTTTGACCCTAATGGCTCTCAATATTCTAAATGGGTGGATATAACAGACCAAGAATATATTCAACGTGTAGTACCTGAAAATAGAGACCAAAAAGTTCTTGAAGGAATAAATACTTTTAGTTTGTTGGTTAACCAAAACGGAAACCTTGAGATACAAGCAGTAAGAAGCAGATTACAATGGTTTAATAAAGTCCAAGTAACTCCTATAGGAACTTTTAGAGATGTGGTTTACAAATTAGTATTGAAAGTTAGAGACTCTACGAATTATTCTAATGGGTCTTATGGTATTGGCAGTGAGGGATGGAATAAAATATCTGTGTATGTTAGAGTTTATGGGAGTTCATTATCTTAAGTTAATATAAAAAAATGGGATTTTTAAAAGAAATAACATACTTCAATTCTTTTTTAGTAAAGAAAGTTGTAGAAGAAAATAGCGGGGCTGCTGGCAAGGCTACTTGGCCTTCATTACCCTGGAACCCAGTAGGGTATCCAAAGTTTCCTTTGTTAGCGTGGGATGATACCCTTGCTAATCAAGTGTCTTGGTATATTGAAGAGTCAAGGATAAGGGGTGGATACAACAATAAACAAGTTGATTTTGGAGCAAAGGCTTATATATCAGAGTCTGAAGATTCTGAGTTAAGGCTTACTAACGGATTAATATACTCTGGAATATACAACTCTAGAACTGGTATTAATGAAACCAATGTATTTTCTACAGCAGAAAACATAACTAAAGAGGTTGACCCTAGGTATGGTTCAATACAAAGGCTATTCACAACAGACACTAACTTAATAATCTTTCAAGAGGATAAGGTTAGTAACGCATTAATAGACAAGGACGCAATCTACACAGCAGATGGAAACCCTGCACTTACAGCGTCACAGCTTGTACTTGGTCAAATAAATCAATACAACGGGGAGTATGGTATAAGTGACAATCCAGAATCTTTTGCTTTTAAAGGTGGTAGAATGTATTTCTCTGATAAAAACAGAGGAGCTATAATGAGGTTGTCTAGAGATGGTCTTACAGAAATAAGTAGTTATGGTATGAGAGACTACTTCCGTGATACGTTATCAAATATATCTGAAAACTTACAAACAATTCAAGTTGAGTTAATCGTAGCAGCTGTATCTCCTAATCAATTAACATTGTCAAATTTAGATGAGGACACTAATACGTTTGATAGAGTTCAGTACGGTATGTCTTTATCAGGGGATGGCATACTTCCAACAGGGCTATACATTATTGACATAGACGAAATAAATAAAATAATAACGCTAAACGATAACATAACATCAACTATTGCATTAGGGTCTACTGTAATACTATCAAGTAGTGTAATGGACAGGGTTGTAGGGGCATACGACAACTACTACGACAAGTACGTTGTATCTATGCAGAATTGGGAAGCAACATCTTACGCCTATGAAACTCTTTCTTTTAACGAAAGTAATAATGGATGGACTAGCTTTTGGGATTATGACCCAAGCTTTGGTGGTACATTAAATAACTCTTATTATACAACAAAAGGTGGCTCTCTATGGAAACATTACGATGAAAGTGTAATTAATAATAGGGGGACTTTCTATGGAGTGTACAATCCAACATCTGTTCAATTATCATTTAATCCAATGGTGTCTGTATCTAAAAACTTTCAGACAGTAAGCTATGAAGGAACAAACGGATGGCAAGTAGATTATTTCTTATCAGACCCAACGGGAGCTTTGTTAGTAAATACTTTAAACTCTAATTACAGGGATGAGTCATCGGAAATAAAAAGTTATAACGAAGGGGCTTACTTAGAGGCAGGGATAACATACAGAGTTGGTTTTAACTTAAAAGAAAACAAGTATGTTGCAAACTTAATCAACAAAGGGGCCTTATCTAATAATTCAAATATTCCTCAAGGAATGCCAGGACAAGTTCTTCCAGGCTCTAGTATGAGTGGAATAAAAGGGTTTTACTCTACAGTAAAAATAAGTACAGACAACACAACAGATTTAGGTGGTCAAAAGAATTTATTTGCAGTATCATCAAATTTTGTAAAATCTTAAAAAAATAAAATAATATGCCAGCAGCACAAATAGCATCAGGAGTTTTAGGTTTAGCAGGGGTTGGAATTAAATTATACACCTCGCTTAAAACTTACGACTCAATGAGAAAACAAGCATCAGATGATGCAGCACACGCAACTCAAATGAGAGAAAAATTAACTCAACTAGAAAATTCTAGGCAAGATGTAACAAATCCTTTTGCAAATATTGGAGTAGCAACACAGGCTGCCGAGATGCAAATAGAGCAAACAGACATTGCTTTAGCTAACACCCTAGATGCAATTAGAGCAACTGGTGCTGCGGCTGGTGGTGCTACCGCACTTGCACAAGCTGCATTACAAAGTAAAAAAGATGTATCTGCAAACATAGAGCAACAAGAAGCAAATAATGAAAAAATGAGAGCAGAAGGAGAGTTGTATGCCTTCAATGCTAGAGAAAGAAGAGAGGAGGGTCAGCTTGATAGACAAGCGGCTTTAACTGACCAAGCAAATGCTCAAGAAAGAGCGTCTAGTAATAATCAAATATTAGCTCAACAAGCTATTGGAGACTTAGCCGCAGAAGGCCTTATGGGAGGGGCTTATGGGTTAAGCTCTATAGGCTCTAAAAAAGCAGGCTCTAAAAAAGCAGGCTCTAAAAAAGCAAAATAAAAATATAAAAATATGAGCTATAGAAATCCAAGGTCAACAGTAGATACAACTTTAGGAGATGCTTTTGTTAAGCAGATAAAAGATGTAAGTTCGGGCATAAGTGAAACTATGTCTAAATATGCTGCAATGGCAGCAGCTAATAAACAAAAAAACTTTGAATTAACAAAAAAGATAAATCAATACGAATCTGAAGTTTCCTCAAATGTAGCAAAGGTTGCTACAGAAAATAAAGTAAATTCTGAAAGTTTACTTAGTGCACTTGAGCCAAGAACAAAGGAGTTTAAAGAAGCGGCAGCTAGATATAATATGGCAAAAGAACCATACGAAGGTATGGAGGAAGATGCAATTAAAATTAGAGAGTTTGAAAATTTTACAAACTACGAATTAGGTCTGCAACTTGCTGCAAAAGAATCTGTGTTTTCAATTTTTAACGATGCAATGTTAAAAGGTGGTATGGATTCAAAAGGTGGCTCTATAAGTTCATCTACTGACCCAAGGCTTTTAGTTATGATTAATGTTGAAAAACCAGGAAACAATATTAACGCAAGAAATAGTTATGAGGTTGTTGGGAATGATGTATTTTATGTTACATCTGGTCCAGAAATAGCACAACTAAATAAAGAGATGGGTATAGAAGGTGACTCCTATAAAATATCTACAAGAGAATTAAAAGAACAAACAACAGCAAAGGGGGTAAGCACTAATAACTATCACGTTTTCCATACAGTACCAGATTTAGCAGGTGACGGTAGTGAAAATGGAGTTGGAATTGCTTATCAACTACAACAAGATAAGGTTATAGATAAAGGTGAGTTTACCAAAGAATACAGTAAAAATTACGGGAAACAATTAAGAACTGAAAAAGTAGAAGGAGGTCAAGATATTTCAATTTTAGTTGAGAGAAAAGCTGTAGATATAGCTAATGCAACCGCAGCAGTAACTCCATCCGTAAACGCAACTATGAATACTTGGTTTGGATTTAAAGGACCAGAGCTTTTTGACTACATTAGAACTAATGTAAAAGAAACAAGAGAAATTGATGGTAAAAAATACTATGTTCACAAGCCAGTAAAAGGTAGAAATGAAAAAGGAGAGGTAGAGTATGGGGAAGAAATTCTTATATCTGAAGATGAGCTTGTTAGGGATTTTACAAAATATCCAGATAATGGCTATAGCGAAGAGATGAAAGATAAAATAAGGAAAGTAGGGGTGGATAACGCTTTAAAACTTTATGGTGCTTTAAACAAACCTACAGAAACAAAAAGTAATGCCCCTGAATATGTAAGAGGAAAACCAAGAGGTCAAAGAGCCGAATCTATATCTTCTGAAATTCAAAAAAATAGTTCGCTTGCAAAGGAGGGAAGGTATGAAGAGATAGATTTTTCTACGTTACAAGGAATAAAAGATGTACCTATTTTTCAGGTAAGAAATGACAAATCTGGAGATATTGATGTTTTTGATAAAGATGATGAATTTATTTTAACGATGAATTTAAATACCGATGAAGGGGCAAGACTAGCCGAAAGGAATTTGCTTGATATTTTTGGACAAGATGTCAGAGGTGTTATTAAGCCAGGGAAAAAAATACCTAAAGCTGCAATTGTAAAGGACCTTATTAATCCAATAAAAAATGTAGACTCTGATATATCGGAAGAAGATTTTATGGATAATTTATCGGGTGGTTATTTAAAAAGATTATCTAAGTTAGGTATAGGTTTAGAGGAAACTAATGTTGGTAGTGACGCTTTACTTTTAACAAAACCAAATGGTGATAAAGTTGAGATTGATTTAGAGGAAGATGGGTGGCAAGATGTGTACGCAAAAGAAATGGAGAGTGCTATAAAGATGAGCCCAGAGTACGAAGGGTTTGTTAATGAAGAAAAAAATCCACCTAAAAAACAAAAGCCAATTACAGATGTAGATAAAATTAAAAAATTAGATTTATCTTCAGTAAGTAAACGTATCCCAACTAACTCATCAGATAGTTTAAATGTAAGAAACAACAACTTAGGGAATATTAAAAATATATCTTCAAATCAATGGGAAGGTCAAACTAATTTAAATACAAAAGAAACATTTGCAGTGTTTGAAACTCCAGAAATGGGTGTTCGAGCACTTGCTAAAGTTATTGAGAAAAACATATCCGCAACTAATTCTATTGAAGAGTATGTAAATAGATATGCTTCAGAACCAAAAGAAAAAGAATACTATAAAAAGAATAAAAAGCTTATGCCTCATTTGCAAAATTATGCTAAAATAATTGCCGAAAGTCAAGGATTAACTAGCATTAAAGATTCAGTTAAAAATCCAAATATGCTTGAATGGATTAAAGCTACTGCAATAGCAGAAGGTGGTAAAGAATCTTTAAGATATTTTACAGATGATGTAATTAGAAAAGGGTTAAGCTTATAACAAGCATAATAATATAATATGGAAGAAGATAACATTTACGAATACGAAGGAACATCTTACTCAGAGTCTGCACTTAGAGAAGCATATCCAGATACATTTGATGATTATGTATCTGAAGGTATTCTTTTAAAAAAAGAGTCAGAAGAAGTTGTTGAAGATGAAATTCAACAAGACACTGAGGCAGAAGTCGTAGGTTCGGTTTATGAGTATGACGGGAACCTTTACGGAGAAAATGCACTTAGAGAAGCGTATCCTGACACCTTTGATGATTATGTAAGTCAAGGAATACTTGTAAAAAAAGATGAACCTAAAGTTGATGTTGAAGAGGCTCCGTTTACTGCGTTTAAATCACAAGAAGAAAACACTCTTATTGAGGAGATGTTTGGAAAAAACGTAATTACTAATGCTATTGGAGACACCTATAGGGCTATTAATGCAGGACTAGCTCAATCAGACGCTGTTGACCCTACAATGGATTTGATGATTGCAGGCGATGATGCTACCGATAGGCAGTTGTATGAATACATAAGAATAAATAAAGAGTTAGCCAAAAATCAAAAGATTCAAGATGAAATGGCGGCTTGGGATAAAGCTGTTGACGAAAATGGAGGAGGAGCTTACGGTATTCTAATGGCAACAATAGAAAATCCTGGAATTGCAGTTCCGTTAATGGCTAGTTCTTTAGCAACTATGGTCGGCTCTCTTCAATCCGAAGAGGTTATAGCGGCTACTGTTGCTGGTGCTGGGGCTAGTGCTGCTGTTACTGGAGGTATTGGAGCTGCTGCCACTGCCGCTACTGGAGGCATAGCTGCCCCTGTTGCTGTTGGGGCTACTGCTCTTGCTGCACTTAGAGGTGGGCAAGCGGCTTTGCAGGCAACTATGGAGGCAACATTAACTTTTAATGAGCTACTTCAAGAAGAAATAGAAGGTGAACTTACATTTGAAAATGTAAAAGCTGTACTAAGTGACCCAGAAAAACTATCAGAATTAAGGACAAAAGCTATTGCTAGAGGTTCTATAATTGGAGCTGTAGATTATATAACTTTTGGAATTGCAAATAAATTTACAGGTGCTGCTTTAAAAGCAGTAAAAAAAGGGACAAGCGTTGCATCTAGAGCTGCTATAAAAACAGGTGCTGTTGTTGGTGGTACAGCAATAGAAGGTGCAGGTGGCGGTGCTGGTGAAGCTGCGGCTAGGTTTGCGATAGGTCAAGATATGGATATTAAAGAGATAGCTCTTGAAACTATTGGAGAATTTGGTGGTGCAGCATTAAGTGTAGGGCCTGCTGCATACAATAATCTAAAGGTTGTAAGTGGGAGGGTTCAAGCAAATAAAACAGCCAAAGATGGAGGATACAAAAATACTTCATCTGTATTTGCCCCAGACACAGATATTGACCAAGCAACAATAGATTTAGCTTCTAATAAAAACACATCTAGCATAGTTGACGAGCAAGTAGAAATAGAGGTCGCTAATGGGCGAATGACCCAAGAGGAAGCTGATACTATAAAAGAAAACTTTAGAGCCACTCAGGGGGCTGTAAACACCGCAAATAAGATTGGTAGACTATCAAAAGAAAACAAACCAGAGGTTGTAAACCTTTTAATGGAGGAAAAAAAGCTAAAAGATAAAATAAAGGATGTTGATAATGCATCGTTAACTAAGATTGAATCAAATAGACTTAAAGAAGTACAATCTAGATTAGAAGAAATTGGAAACATTGAAGAAGAAAGTACATCAATAGAAATAGATGTAACTGATTCTGAGTACAAAGATTTTGTTGACAATGGGAATGTAACTGATGAAAGATTAAACTCATTAGCGCAGAAGGTTAAAGATAATACCGAGCTTACTGAGAAGGAGCAAGCTATCTTTAATGATAAAACTTCTGAAGTAGAAGAAATTTTAAAAACATTTACTGAGCCTACTGTAGAAGAAGCTGCTTTAGAAACTACACAACCAACTAGTGAGGTTGATAACATTGATTATATAGATGAAACTTTATATAACAAGAATGTAAATCAAACACCTGAAGGAACTGAATTTATTAATGTATATAGAGCAGAAGGAAAGGTTGTGGATACAGAGAATTTACCACTTTCTGTTAGAGGAAACGCAGGCTCTTGGTTTACTCCTTTTAAAGCTGAGGCAGAGAGGTATGCTGCAATGGGCAATAGAAAAGTTTATAAAATTGCCATACCTAAAGCATTATATGATAATTTGTTAGAGGGTAGAAAAGGTGATGTAGCAATGTCTAAAGGAGAAATACAACTTCCACGAAATATAAGCTCTTTAAAAACAGAAGTTTCTAAACCAACACAACAAACTAGTGAGGTTGAAGCTAAAAAACCTAAAGCTACTAAAACAACAAAATCTAAGCCTACTAAAACAACAAAAGCCAAACCTACTGTAGAAACTAAATCTAAAACTAAATCTCAAGTAGAAAGTAAAACAAAAGAAATTGCTGATGTTGTAGCTCAAAGAAAAAAAGAACGGGAAAAGTACAAAGAAGATTCCGACAAAAACTTTGACGAAAGAGAAAAGATAAAAGATGATAAAAATTTATCAAAGGAAGAAAAGCAAAAAAAAATAAAAGCTCTTGAAGAAAAAAGAGATAAGATTAAAAATTCTTATGAAAAAAAGAATAATGAGTTAGGAGATAAAAAAAATAAACTAGAAAAAGAAAGACAATCTTTAGAAAAAAAATATAAAAAAGAATCAAAATCAGAAGAAAATAAAAGGTCTCAAAAAGAATATAGTTCTGAAGTTAATAGTGAAGCTATAAAAAATAAAATTAGAGGTCAGATTAAAAACGCCATTAAGGCTTTATCAAATATTGCTAAGGGTGTTACCATCGAGGTATACGAAACTCAAAAAGAGTATGAAGCTTCTGGAGGTAATCCTATTGATGGTGGTGAGTATGTACTAGCAACAAAAACTATAAAAATAAACCTTGAAAAAGCAAACCTAAGAACTGTTGCACACGAAGTGTTTCACGCAATATTACTTAAGGATGGAATAACAAACAAAGAGGCACAGAGAATTACATCAGATATGCTGGATGCTGTTAGAAGGATAGCTAGTCCAAAGTTACTTAAACGACTTGATGCATTTGCTAGTAAGTATACTAACGGACTTCAATCTGAGGAAAGCATTTCTGAACTTTTTGGTATACTAGCAGAGAACTACGAGACTTCATCTCCTGTTAAGAAATTAATAAACGAATGGTTAAGAAAGCTTGCTAAGGTTCTTAATATACCAATAAAAGGTATGTTAGATAGCGATAAGGATATTATAGAGTTTTTATCAGTTGTATCTCAAAAGGTTGCAAGTGGAGAAGTTATTGAGCAAGCTGATATAGATATATTACAATCAACTGCTCCTATAGGGAATCCAACCATAATAAATAAACCATCTCTTGAAAAAAGAAAACAAATCGACTTTAAGGAGTCTTACAAAATGTCATTAGTAACTTCTAAAGATAAAATAGATTTAATTTCACTTATAGATGACATAATTAAAAAGAACCAAAAAGTTTGGTTCTGGGTAGCTGACCAATTGGGATTAGGAGAGTATGAAGGTGTTCAGATGGATGCTGGACCTAGTTTTGCTTTACAACCTGAAAACAGAAAAAAGAAAGCGATATGGGCTAGTGGATTAGATGATGTTAAATTAAATAAAAATATAAAAGAGGCTGATTTTATATTTATTATTAGCGGTTCTCCTATAGTAAGTAAGTTATTCAATAAAAAAGTTTTTGATATTTACAAAAAGAAGTTAGGAGATTATGAATCTTTTAAGGAAAAAGCATTAGCTACTAACCCAGTTAAAGGAATAAAAGAAACTTTAGAGGAGTTTGATAGCTGGGCCGATATGAGAAAAAGTACTAGAAGAAAAGCTTTTTTAATAGCAGTTAATGAACAATTTAAAAAACCAAATACTAAATTTCATAAATTAGTTCAAGAATTAGGGGGGTTTGTAGACTTAAATGAATTAAGGGATGGCTTTTATAAAGAAAATAATTTTTCTCAGAATGATATAATGTTGGTTTTAAAACCAACTAAATTAGGAGGTAAATCCAAACATTCTACTTATTCTACTGATATATTAGGAGAATTAGTAGGTGTGCCAGATATTAAAATGAACGCTGAAGAAATTATGCCTACAGATATTAAAGAAAAAATATCAGGCAAAGGTATTTCAGAAAAAACTTCAAGCATAGCTCCTTATGGTGGTGCAGTTCCAAGTGCAGTTAAAAATATAACCGCACCAGAAACCCGTAAGCAGATTATAGGAGAAAACGCAGAACTATCTCAAAACGTAAGGGATAACCTTAGCGTTGCGAGACAAATGGAAACCGACAATAAAGACGCTAAAACTATTCGTATAGCAACAGGATGGGAGCGTGGTGCTGATGGTAAGTGGAGATATGAGATAGATGATATAACCATCACAGGGGATGTCACACCTTGGACTGACGAATGGGAAGGTGCACAAGGATATGTTACCAAGTTGAAAAATATAGTAAGTGGAGAATTATTAAAACTATATCCTCAAATTGGCGAGAAAGTATTTGTTGGTAGAGGGTTAACGTCTGATGCTTCCTTTGGTACTATGGCTCAGATGTTAAAAAGAAGAAACGGTTGGGATATATTTATGTCTGATGGTATCTTTAATGGAGATGTTGAGTTTGGAAAATCTGTTTTATTGCACGAAATACAACATATAATACAAGATATTGAAGGTTTTGAAAGGGGTGGAAATTCTGGAATGTTTGACAATGAAATGGACACATTGAGGTTTAGCAATGTTAATGCTCTTCGGTCTTTTGCTAAAGACGTTGCAATAAAAAACCCTGAAAAAGGTTGGGATATAACATATGGTAGCGATGCAGTAAAAAAATATGAGGAAATTTTCGGAGAGAAACCTTCACCTACAGTAGTAACTCTCGCCTCTGTGTTAGAGCAACAGTTAAGCAGAGGTATAGATGTAGATGAAACTACTGTTTATAAAACTTTAAAAAACAACAATCTTACTTCTTTTGAAAAATACAAAAGATTAGCAGGAGAAGTAGAATCACGGAATGTCCAAAAGAGAATGGATATGACTCCTGAGCAACGTAGAGATACAACCTTACAAGAAACAGAAGATGTTGCTAGAGAAGACCAGATATTTTTTACAGACGCACCAGAAACCCGTCAGCAGAGAACTACAAGGTTAGCTCCTAATGGTAACCAATCTAACTTAACTGATGTACAATACGACACAGTTCGCACCCCTGCATTCAAGAATTGGTTCGGAGATTGGGAGAATGACCCTAAGAATGCGAGTAAAGTAGTGGACGAGAATGGTGAGCCTATGGTTGTGTATCACGGAAGTGCAGCAGATTTTGATGTGTTTGACAAAAAGAAACTTGGCTCTTTAACTAATACTGAAATAGCAAAGGCAGGGTTTTTCTTTGCATCCAATAAATCAGCAGCAGACCAATACGCATTCATTGGAGGATTGCAAAACCCTTTTTTAGAAAACAAACTTACAGAAGCAAGAGCTTTTTTTCTAAACATAAAAAACCCATACAAGGGGACTAATAAAGAATGGAGTGACCTTTTAAATTGGGCATCAAATGGTAGTAGAAAATATGACTCACCAACCGCTTTAAAGAAAGCAAATAAAGAATTTAAAGAATTTCTTTTAAAAGAAAATTTTGATGGTGTAGATTTTGATAATGGGTTAGAGATTGTTGCTTTTGAACCTACACAAGCTAAACTAGCAGATGGCACTAACACCACCTTTGACCCAGACGCTCCATCTATACGTCAGCAGAAAGCAACTCTTTTAACTGATGAATTAACTGGTAGTGGTTTAACAGAGGCAGAAATAATAAAACAAGGATACCTTGAGTTTTTTAATTCTATGAAGGATAGAGCAGAAGATGCAGACTTTATATACTCAGAGTTTGTAGAAGAAGCTTTAGATAGAATGCAATCTAAAATAAATAGAATTAGAGAGACATTCAAAAATAAGATTAGCAGAAATAAAGAAGCAAGAAAAGAAGTAAGAAAACAGATTGCTGAAATATTAAAAAATTCTGGTTTAGATAGCGTATCCAAAAGAGCTATCAAAAGCATAATGAAGAATATTGAGAATGCAACACCAGCAACAATGCAAAAGAAGGTTGCTGAGGTTATGGATGTTATTAGCAGAGATATTAAAAGGCAAGCTAGATATAACAGAAAGAAAACTCTTGGGAAAGCTTTGAGCAATATTGGTAAAATAGGTTCACTAAAGGAGCTTAACAACATCCTTGTTGATGCATTAAAAATAAATCCACAGTACTTATCAGATAAGACACTTGTTAAATATGATAAAATAATATCGTCTTTAGCAAGCGTAAGTAAAAAATTTGATATGCCATCAAGAATAGAGCTAAAATCTCTTGCTGAGGCAGTTATAACAAGTTTCCAAGCTGATTACAAGTTGGCACAGGAGATAATTAGAGACAGAATAAACAATAATCTTGACCCTAACAAGAGTGTCCTTGAGAATCTTAACCAGATGAAAAAGGAAAATAAAATCACAGACTCAGAGTTTGAGTTGCTTGTAAGATTTAAAGACCAAATTAACGAAACTAAGAAGGAAAATGTTTCAGCGGAGGACAAGGCAAAGACGGCTCAAGAAAGAAGAAGTGAAGCAACTGAAGACTTTGAAGCAGCAATTCAAGGAATACCGAAATCTTTCAAAGACTTAAATGATGACGAAAGAAGTGTACTTAGGATTGTAAAAACATTAACACTTAAAGACCTTGAGAACTTAACCACTAATGAAATACAAAAGTTAGTTAGAGGGTTAGAAGGGCTTATGGCTGGGTATATAGGTTCAGATTTAATACAGTCAGTAGACACTATTAAAGCTGACAGGCTATCAAAAAACACAGCAACAGGAGAGACTTTAGAGAGAGGGTTTATAGATAAACTTTTAACTAGAGCCAAGACCACCATAATGAATATCTTTAGAGCTAGAGATAAGCAAGTTACACCAATAATGGAAAGGATTAGGTCAACACCTCTTAAAAATATTGACCAGATACTTAACGATGCAGCAAAAGGATTTAAATCTACAAAGATTTATGAAAATGTTTTTAGACCAACTGGAGTTGCTTTTGAAGCAGCATCAAAGAAGCTGAAGATGGCTAAAAAAGATTTAGACAGGGCTGGAGCATTTTTAGATATAAGTAGAAATAAAAGATACGCCCAGAAGGTTAAGATAATGATTTATCAAATTCAAAGGGAGTACGATTCTAACGGGGGTAAAAAAGCAAACGCAGAGCTTGTTACTGCAATTAGTATGATTAATCACACCCTTAAAGACCCATTGGTTGACCTTTCAGATAGAGAGAGAGCTACTATAGAAAAAATTAGGGATGAGTATTTATCTATTGACGGAGAGATAGACGCAGACAAGATTTTTAATAGCTTTACAGACAAAGAAAAGAAGTCTTTAGCTTTAATTGATAAGGTTTATAGCGACATACAAGAAATGGCTCGGATGGATGCAGCAAGACAAGGGCTTCCGTTTGTTCTAAGAAAAAATTATGTTCACCTACCTAGAATTACTAAGGGTCAAAATACAATGACTTCAGAGGAAGAGTTTGAAGCTTTGGCCGACAACTTTGCAAACCCAGTCAGTATGAAGAGTAAGGCTCTGTTTCAAAGAAATGGTAAGCCTCACTCAATATCTTTTGACCCTATTTATAATGCTAACGCTATTTCAAGGAAGGCTACTGTTAGTTACTATATGGTTCCTGCGGTAAAAATAGGTAAAAGGGTGTTAGCAAATCTAAAGGCTAATGCAAAAACTGACTATCAGAAAGATTTATTTAATTCACTTGAAGAGGTGTATGACTCTATAATAAGAAGTGAGTACAAAAACGTAACAAAAGATAGGGCTTTTATAGAGAAGGCTTTGAGTTTCTTAGGAAGGTCTGGATACTTGGCTCAACTTGCTGGTCCGATAAAGGCTGCTGTAGAATTAGCATCAAATGCTACACACGCAATACTTTATAACCCAATAGCCTTTAATGAAGGGTTTCAAGTTTTAAGTAAAGTTCCTAAAGATACTATTAACAAGGCTTTGAATAATCTGTATTCTACTCAAACCGCAAGATTAACTGAAAACGAAGGAGGTAGTAAAGACATTGAAGAAAGACTATATGCATCTGCACCTCTATTCCAACAAGAGCAAATGACATCAGATTTTGGAGATAGAATTGGTAAAGTATTTAGCGTATTAAAAAAGCCTGCTAAAGCTTTTATGAAGTTTAACGAAGACTTGATTACAAAGCCAGATTCTTTAGTTGCAAAGCCATTATTTATAGGGGCATTTAGCGCATCATTTGAAGAGTCAACAGGTCAAAAGCCTAACTGGGAAAAAATTGCTAACGATGAAAATTATAGAAATAAATTTGATAGTGCAATACAGAAAGCTTCCGAAGATGGGGATGCAGCAGTTATAGATAACGCAGCATCAAACAATCCATTTGACGCAATACCAAAAAACATACTTGATAGGGATGCAAGTGCAATTAAGCAAGCACTACAAACAGTAAACAGGTATATGTCAAGATTTAGAACATTTGAGTACTACTCTGCTTTAAAAGGTGTTCAGTCAATGATTGGTAAGGGGGACTTAACTAAGTCTCAAGGAGCATTACTTCTAACTGCCACTGTGATTCGTATGTCAATGTATAAGATGGCAATAGATATGGCTTTTTCTGTAGTATTTTCTCTACTGGGTCTAGATGATGAAGATGATGAAAAAGAGATAGATGAAGAAGTTAGTAAGGGAGTTCTAGGTGCTATTGCAACATTAGCTTTAGGTAGATATTTAGGCAATGTAGCCCAAATGCCAGTAAACTATGGAGCTGAGTGGCTAAATAGAGAGTACGGAGAAGGAATAACATTCTCAGGAGATTATAATGCATATAAGGATGGGATTGTTTTTTCTAAGATACCTATGGAAGTAAAACCTCAAGACAATATGATTTCAAATGTTGTAATTAATTCTTTAGGGTCTTATACCCCTATGGTAAAAACAGTAGACAGAGCAGGGAAGTTGATAACTAGAGCTACTGCGTCTAAAAGGCAAGAGACAAGAGATAGAAACTTAGATGAGCTTCTTACAAGGATTCCATTTGAAATAGCTGGCAATAGTGGTGTTATTCCTGGATACAAAACACTAAGAAAAATATATAATAAATATCTTTTTGGTGCAGGGAAAAATGCAGCAACCTCAAAATCAAACAAAATAAGCAGGTTTACAGGTCCAAAACTAAACAAATCCACAGTACCAAAACTAAACAAATCCACAGTACCAAAACTAAACAAATCCACAGTACCAAAACTAAATAAATAACTAACTAAATAAATAACTATGGCATATAAAATGAATGGACTCACACAGTTAGGTGGGGGTGACAATAAAAAACCTAAAACTTTGGAGTCAAAAGTTAATGACTTCTTAGGTAACCCAAAGAGAGCTGTTGATGAAGTAAATAGTAGGTACACTACAGATGAAGGAGGAGAATTTGACAAGGGGAGAGATAGAGCTAGGCATATGACCACGGCTCAGTACACTACAGAGGGTGTAAGAAGTAAACTTGATATGATTCCATTCTCAAACTCTACTGTAAATAAATTAGTTAGTGTCGGGGTTTCAAATATTCTTGGTGCTGCACACGAGGCTAAAGCAGGATATGCAAACTTTAAAAAGGGTATGCCAATTACAGATGTTATAGCTGAAACTGCGGAAGACTTAACAAATAACTTCGCAGGCTCAATCATAGGAGCTATGGATATACCAGCAAAGAAAAAGAAGAGCATTGTAGACAGTCCTAAAGTAAAATCTATACTTCCAGATGGGAGAGGTTTTAAAAATTCTGAAAATTACAAATCTGATAAAAGTTTTTTATACAAAAAAAATACTAACAAAACAAATAAAAATACTCCTAATGGTCTTAATATTCCTAATGGTCTTAATATGCCTAATGGTCTTTATGTACTTAAAAACAAATAACTATGGTATTTAAAGGCAACGGAATTAACGCTATATCCGCTGCGTGCAAAAGAGCAGCTAAGAGTAAGTTTAAAGTGTGGCCTAGTGCGTATGCTTCTGGATGGGGAGTTCAGTGTACGAAGGCTGGAGGGCCAAGTAAGTTTGGTGGTTCTAAAAAGAAGAAGTAATGGCAAAGACTGAAGGAAACTTAAACAGATGGTTTAAAGAGAAGTGGGTTGACATAAAGACTGGAAAGCCTTGCGGAAGGTCTGAGGGTGAAAAGAGAAAGGGATACCCTGCTTGTAGACCAAGTAAAAGAATATCTAAAGATACACCGACTACAGCAAGTGAACTAACGAAGTCTGAAAAGGAAAGCTTTAAGAGAAAGAAAACTTCCTCAAAGAATGTGGGGAAGATAAAGAAAGGGAGCAAAAAGAAATAGGCGTACCATACCTAAAGCTACCTATAATCAAAAACGCCAGTAAAATTAATTACTGGCGTTTTTTAGTTACGATGTGCAATACAAAACAAATCGTATAGCATAATTAAAAACAAATACACAATGCAAGTATACTATGCAAATATACTAATTAATGTTTGTAATCATCAACCCATATAGGAGTTTTTTCTCCGACATATCCACTAAAGGTATTGAAATCAAGGTACTCAATAGCCTCATCTTCGCTCATACCATCCTTAATGCAGATGTCTATACACTTATTTCTGCTATAAACTACCTTCCACAAATTTGGCTCAAACCCTATGATAGCATCATCAAGGCCATCAGCAAACATAACGTCATCTGAACTTCCGTAAGCCTCTATAATATATTCTCTAAATTCCATAACTATAATTATTTAACTTCACAACCGTCAGCCCCGCAAGCAATCTCGCCCGCTAGGTCTGTATTATCATCAACCTCTAAGATATTAGATAGGTCTACATC